GTAAAGTGTGCCATCTTTACCAGTACTTGAACTATCTACTGCCGTCGTACCACTCCCATCGTTTAAATGCCATAGTCCCACCAAGTTATCTCCAATAGTTTCCCCCGAACTATCCCACTCAGCTGCCGGGTCTAAATGTATCCCAACCCCAGCGTTGTGGTAATCTGAGGCTTCCCCAGAGGTTAATCCTCTATCAAAGATAGCTACTTCATCTACGGATGCCAAACAAGAGGCTGCGGCACTACTCGAGTTCCCTATTACAATACCTTCGCTAGCATTATATTTTATCTCTTTAGATTCTGACACATCCATATCTTTAACACCATCAACATATATATAAGATTTATTGGCAGTACTATCAAAAATAGCAACAACACTATGCCAATCTCCATCGTTAATTAAACCAGCTGTGTCCTGAACATGAATGCTCCATGTGTTGTCAGTATGTCCAAGAAACAACTCTAGTTTATTATTGTTACTTCTATCATAGAAAATCCCATAAGATACGTACGGAGCGCCAGAACTATAGTACTTCGCCATTATTCTTTGAATGTTTCCATCCTCTGAGTTAATCCGTACCCACACAGCAATAGAAAAACTAGTTGGCTCAAAAGCGGCATCGCTAGCAGTTTCCACTCTCATTCCAGTAGTTCCATCAAAAGTTAAAGCATTTCCGTCCTCAACATTATGATAATAATCGTCTGTTGCATCATATAACTCATTTGTAGAAGCTGTGCCATCTATACCAGTTTCGTCTTCGTATTCGTCGACTACTCCATCTTGCATTTGGAAATTTGCAAGACTTCCATTAATTGCAATTCTAAAAGAATTTAGAATTATGTTGTTTTCTGCTTTGGATAAGTTTAAATTTATAGTTGTTGTTTCAGCGTCGACATATTCTTTATTTGCTATGTCTTTGGGATTAGTAGGGGTATTTTGAATTGTACCTTCTCTAGAAGTGACTGCTTGAGTCCTCACATGAGGATCAATGTTTTCTCTTGGGTTGTCGTATCCAGCATTACCTTTAGGTGTAGCTTTTGTTGCCCGAACAGGGCTGAAAGCGTTCTTTATTCTTACCATTTTCTTAGTTCTTAAACTGTGTATAATGGTACTTTGTATTTAGTTCCATTAAGTTCTACTGTTACAGAAGCATCTGAGTTTGTTGTACTTGTTGCTATTGCTCCTGTATCAGTTCCAACGAAGTCGATAAAGCCTTCGCTTGTATCGTCTTGGTCTAATGTTAATACTGGTTGTCCTCCACTAGTGTGGTTTTGTATCATGTAAACTGCTGGTTGTGATGAACTGGCTACATTTTTTTCAAACCATGCTGAGTGTCCGCTTGTTGTTGAGTTTACTGACCTTATTCCTGCGTATTGGGATGTTCCTGCATGTGTTATATCTAAACCGTAGCCTGTTGCATTGGTATGAGTTAGTTGTATTCCATCTGCTGCTCCATCTTGAGTTACATCTAATGCTATTTCTGTGTTAGAAGCATGGTCTTGGTGTACTTTTAAGACTGGTCTAGTAGCGCCAGAGGTGTTTCTAGTCATTTCAGTGTCTCCACTCATCCAGTTGTAGCCACCGTCACTGTATATGTTGAAGTTTGTTGTTCCACCATGTGTTATAGGTTCAATATATACTCCATAAGCATTAGTGCTAGTTCCAGCACCTAATGGGTCAGAGGCGTATATGCTATAAGTTTTAGTGATTGTTCCGCCACTGTTTGTGGGTAAAGCGAACAATCCAAAGAATTCGTTTAGTGTTCCAGTGCTTAGATGTGTGGGTCTAGCTTGTACTGCGACAATGTGGTCAGCGTTGTTGCTTCCAGTGTCCCCTCCTTTGATGTCTAGAAGTGAAGAACTATCAGTTCCACTTTGAAGGCAGTCAATTTGTAGTCCTCTAAGTATTGCGTCGGATACTGTACCCGATATTTCGCATAGAACACCATTAACAGGAGTTGCTTCATCTCCTATTAAACATGATCCACATACTAATTCCTTTACAGCTAGCGCTGGTATTACATCGATTCCCATTTTAAGCTTGTATCATAACTTTTCTGTCAGTTCCGCTTGAGTCTTTAATGGTAATAAAGCCTATGCTATCAGTTGCTGGGGTGGCTGTATAAGTGCCAACCCAAAGCTCCTTTACAATTAGTGATTCAATTACTTGTAATCCCATTTTAAGCTCCTGCGATGTGGATTACCCAGAACTGTAAGTTCTGCGCTCCATGTATCACTGAATAAGTATCAGCTGCGTTTCCCCATGCTGTGTCCATTGCTGCGCCAGCAGCTGTTAAGCCTGCTGCGTTTGTAGCAAATGGACCCATAATGGTTTCATCTCCGCCTGCCATTTACTTTTTCACCTTCTTTTTTACTGGTTCGATGGTTGGGGGTTTAGCCCCAAATTCATCTTGCAAGGCTTGGCTGATGTCTTTTTCTCTACCAAGACTTATGAGTCTTTCGTATTCTTTCTTTCTATTTTTGTAGCTCATTTTATACTCCTGTTATTGTGCAAATCGCGTCTGGATTAGGCACTTGTAGTTGTCCAACTTCCCATGACCTGATTGTTGTTTTGATTCCTGGGTCTTCTATTGTTCTAGTTGTTAGTCCTACTACTGATTTCCAAGTTAGCGCTTCTTTAGCGATGACAACTTGTGCTCCTCCATCTGTTACTGAGTTGCTGGAGATTACAGTTAGTCCGAGTAATCTTCCAACGACACCATTTCTGGTGACTGAGTCAGTATAGAACTGACCAGCATTTCTGATGTTTGAGTTTCCTAGTAAGTGAGAGTACCCTGTTGGGTGAACTAGTAAGAAACCATTTCTGTCTGGGTTGTAGTTATCAATCGCAATTGCTGCTTTAGCATTTAGTATGTCTTGGATTGGGTCTCTATCTGCGATAACTGCATTGTCCCATGTAGCATTAGCTGCTACTGTGTTTCCAGCTTCTGATACTATTGCTGCTGCAATAACTGTATCAACAGATTTTGCAACTGCTCTGGCTATTCTTAACAATGTTCTTGCAATCATAGGGATATTATTTGTCTTAATATCTTCCCAAGAAATTACACCCTCCATAGCGTGTTTTACATTTCTTGCTGATACTTTTGTCCAGCTAACTTCTCCGTAAGGAAAGTTTGCTAGTCTAGGTACTCCTTCAACTGCTGAACCAGTTCCGCCAGTTAGGTCGGCTGCTGTTTCTTTGTAGTATGTTTCAGTCCATGCACTTGATGATTGTATCATGCAAAGCTGTTTCATCTTGTAGTTTTGTAATGCGAATCCAGTTACGATTCTAGAAAAATTCTCTGCTCTTAAGTCTTGCTCTCCTGTTGTGTCTGCCATTTTTAAGGTTTCCTCACTAGAACAGCTACTACTTCTGAGGCTGCTGCTGTTTCAAGTACTTGTCCTACTATTTCGGTTTCAGCTTGTGCACCAGCTTCATCTGCTGCTGCAATTAAGTTTGCACCATTTACTTTAGCGTAGTTTCCAAGCGTTATTCCTGCGCCAGCATCTTTAATATCAAAGATACCATGTGTATATACTCCTAAGCTAGTTTGTCCATCACTAGCTACTTTCTCTTCTGCTGCGATTCCAACGAATATGTCACCATCTGCTGATGTTGCTGTTATAGTTCTTGGGTCACTAGATAACTGCATTAGTGTACCTTTAGCTATACCTGCTCCGTCTGCTACGGTATATCTGACAACGTCGCCTTGGTCTCCTAGAAGTTCGATAATAACTGCTTCATTTGCCATTTTTAATAATCACCATACTAGTCTAGGGATAGCAACTATTTAAACTTTTCGGTCAATTTTGCTTTTCTTCTGGAAAAGCTTCAACATCCATGCCAGAACCCTTTAGGAATTCTTTAGCATTTTGGATGTCCTTTTCATCCTTTGTTAATGCTTTAACTCCCGCTGTGGTTTCTCCGCCAAGTGTTTTCTCCACTTGTGCTTGTTGCTGAATGGATATTAACCTAGCCATTTCTTTGTTTGAGGCCTCCAGTCTTTCTGCTGCTTCATTAGCCTTATCTATTAAAGTAGTAGAATCAGCCGCTGGAACAGCCTTTTCTACCGGAGGAACTTTAGGGTCCACCTCTAGTGGTTGTGGAATTTCTTTTTCTTCACTCATAGTTTCTCAGCCTCCTTTTGTTTTAACCAGCACTGTTTGCATTTGATTTTAGCGCCTTCATGCGGTTTGAATGGCACAGCGCACTTATCATTGCAGATGTGGCATATTGCTGGGTACATTCTTTTTTCTTCTGGTTGTTGTGTTAATGTTGTTTGTCCTTCATTATTTTTTACTATTTTGTCTATCTTCTGGTCAAGTTCTTCGACCCTAAGAAATAGCATGTTTATGTCTGCTCTTATTTGTGTTAGTTCTTGGTTCATTTTTTCTCCTCCTTTATAGCAAGCCGAAGTTTAATTTGCTCGGTCTTGCTGCTTCTGTAGCTTTTTGGGCTTCTTTTCTGTAAGCTTCCCAAAAGTCAGCTATAGCTTTTCTATCTTCTTCTTCTAATTTTCTTTGTTTTTCTCTTTCCTTTCTCCAAAAAGCAGCTTCTTCTTCTCTTTGTTGTGCAGCTGCTTCATTTTCCCATTGGAGTAATTTCTTTCTTTCTTGGTTATAGTAGTCTATATTATCTCTTTCTTGTTGTGCTTGTTCTTCTCTAACTCTAGCCCAACGTTCGTCGTCTGTTTCTCCTGTGGCTACTTGTATTTTTCTATCTTCAATTATTTTTCTGTCTACACTATTTTTTATCTTTGCTGCTTCATAAAAGTCATCTAAACTACTTAATACATTTACGAATGGAATTCCTTGTTTAATTTGTTCCCACATTCCAGGGTCTAAAACTTCATCTTGTAATGCTAGTGCTTCTTCTGCTCCAGCTATATCATCATTGTCTAGTGCTGCTTTTGTAGCGAAGCCCAGAGTTTGTAATGCTTCCTCTTTTATGAAGCCTGCGAAGGGGTAAGAGCCAATACTAGCCATTAGGCTGCCTACAACAAATTGAGGATTCTTCAATGTTGAGGCTGCTCTTCCTAACCATGAAGCTGTTTTGGCTGTAGTAGCTGTGTTTGTTGCTATTGTTGCAGCTGTTCCTCCTGTTAGAGTATTTGTTGATATTGTGTTAATAGTTCCAACTTGCGCTGCTTTAGAGACAGCTGTTGTTGCTTTTACTGCATTTACAGCAGATGTTATTCCTGTAAGTGCTAAAGCTGTTTGAAATGGATGGTTAGCTACTGCTTCGACAGCTCTGTTAACTATTGGGCTTCCGAAGTTAGCTTCTACTGTTTTCTTTGAAAAAGGATTGAAAGCTGCGTTTACTGTTTCAGCTACGTTTACTGCTCTGTCTGTTAAATTATCCAGTTTAGCAAGTGCATTGCTTTTGAAAGTTGGTTTTGTTTTAGCCAGCTCTTCCGGTCGCAGTTGAGAAGTTGGTTGGGGGGTGGTAGGCGCAACCGTTTGAACTGGCTGAGAACGTGTTTGTTTATCTAGTTCTTTAAATTCTCTACTCTGTGTCCCTCCAGCAGCTATTAGGCGATTAGCCAATTCTGCTGGGTTTTCTTGTGTTTGGAATGTTCCAGTTCTGGGTGCATCTTTTTTCTTTTTTTGTCTTACCATTTTATTTCTTCATATAGGTTGTGAGTTCAGTTATTGCTTTTGTGTTGTCTTTAATTGTTCTGGTGCTCTGATAGAACATTAATAAAAATGCCACTATCGGAAAGCCGACTGTGCTTATTGCTTGTAATACTGTATCCATTGTCATTTCTTCCCCTCCAATTCTTCTATTGTATCGTTTGGTTGTGCTGCTGGTTCTAGTGGTTCTTCCTCTAATTCCATAGCTGGAGTGTCGCTTACTAGTTCATTCTGTAAGCTAGCTGGGAATGTTAATTCTATTTCTAGGTTTAACTGACCCAATATTTGTTCTTCTACATATAATTGTTCTGTCTTTACACTTTGTTCGTAGGAAAGATATACAATCTTTCCGCTAGCATCTGTAAATTCTTTAGCATTTCCTATTATAATCTGCGGAACGTTGACCGCTTGGAAGAAGTAATCATTTAACTGATTGATCCAATTAAGTGGATTTAGTGTAGCATTTGTAGCTGTAGATACTACTTCTGGGACTACTGCTCCTTGTGGAATGTACATATTTTCTCCATTCTCTCTAGCAGCATCCATTTTTGTTTTGAAGGCTGCTATTCTTGAAGTGTCATCTGTGTCTAAGTGGAATATCCATAAAGGCTGTACATTTCTGTGCAGTACTGTTTTCCAATCTTCCATAGCTTCGTTTCTGGCATTGATGATGAATTGCACGGAAGGGACAACGGATATACCGTGCAAGCTATCCGCAATCCTTTTCCGCGAGAGATGTAAGATTTTGTCTGGTTTGAATTTCTTGTTAGGTATTTTTGATTTAGATACTTGTTCATATCTTTTTATACGTCCTTTTCTGTTCTGTACTATTACAATAGTGCTAGGGTCTATTGGTTTAAGGTTAACTAGAACTCCGTCTTTGTCTCTTATTACTTCAGCGAAAGCGTCTCCAGCAATAGTATAAGTTCTAATCATATTTGAGATTATTGTGTTGAAAGAATCTTTTCCATTGCCTTTGACAGCATTTAGAAGTAGTTCTGTTGGTTCGTCTGCTGTGAAGCCTGCCCCAATAGTCCAGTTAGCCTTAGCGTCCACTGCTGTTTGCAGTTCTGGTATTGTGCAGTAGTAGCCGAAGTATGTTGACCATTTAGTCATTTGCCAAGTTGTTTCTGGCTGGTCTTGTTGACCATCTGTGTCTTTAGCTGTTACGCTAAAGTCTGTGACTGCATTTGTCATGTCACTGCTGTCAGCTGAACCTATATTTCTTTCTCCCATTAGTTTCCGACCTCTTTTTCTAATTCTGCTATTATTTTTTCTTTTTCTAATTGCAATTTATCTTTCTTGTTCTTTTTCTTCTCTATTTTTCTTTCTAGTTCTTGTTTGATTTTAGCAACTGAGTTGAATTCTGATATTTTGAATGTGTATACTGGGTATAATTCATTGTCTGTGTGGATTACAACTTCTTTTTCTTTCATTGCATAGCCTGTTATCTTCATGGTGCATCTTCCTCCCATCCTGTAAGGGTTATGTCAGCTGCATTTGTTGACTGAATGTAGACACTCGTGTCAAAGAATAATGGGGTGTCGAAATTAGCGTAGGATGTTTGAGGGTCAGTTAGATTGAATTCTATTTTAGAATCACCAACTGCACTATCTTTTAGTTGTGCTGAAACATTTCCTACGGCAGCTGTATCTAGTACAGCACTTGTTATGAATAGTCTTTTTCCAGTTGTTACAGTGTATATAACTTCATCATCCACACCATTTCCAAAGATGTTTATGACATCGCTACCATCTTGTGCCCATCTAGGTTTAATTAGACCGATGTCATTCAGTAGTCCTGTTGGTGGGAATAATCCACCCGAGTCTAAGGGAGCCATTTTCTTATAGAGAACACTTTATCTGCTGGTTCTATTTCTGCCTCCTTTTTTTGTCCAAAAGGTTTTGCCAATCCTAAATGTATTTCTTCTTCTGCGACGTTCATTCCACCGCTTAAGATTGCGCCTAACAGTCTTCCATATTTTCCTACTCTGTTTTGCGAATCTATTAATACCATTACAGATTGATTTAAGATTCTTTGTGTTAACCATTCTTTTGCCTCTTTTCCTCCTTCGTTCAGTTCTGGTGCGTCTATGTCTAGCAGACGCAGTGGAAAATCGAAATCTCTGAAGGTCGTGCGTAAGGTGACTGTATCACCGTCATGCACTCTAACAACGGTAGCCCTGAAATCTTCAGTGATTTGCTTATGTGGACTCGTGAAGCCAAAATCATTAAGTTGGGCATTTGTAAGCTCAGGGAATTTGGCATAGTCATGTTCGAATACCATTATGCTTCATTTATGAAGTCTTTCTGTTTCTGATCTCTAAGGAGACTTAAGCCTCTCATAGCTGCGTCCCTTAGTACATTTATCATGTCTTCTGCTTCTGTTCTTGTTGTGAAGCCAGACATGTCATATTCAATAACGTAGATAGCTGCCAAGTTGCTAGCTACTTCTTTAAGGATGCCTTTAACATCTACGTTTAGTGCAGCGTAAGCATCTGAGAAGTTGAATCTGCATACTGTGTTTATTTGGCTTTCTACTTGAGTCATGTAGTCGTTGACGTAAGCCTCTGCTTTGCTTGTTGCTGAGGCGTTCGCTCCAGCTTTCCTTTGTACTTCTGCAGTTGTTGCGAATATTCCAGTATCAACCATATTATTAAACTTAAAGTTGTACTACTATTTAAACTTTGCGTTTAGAAACAATAAATGTCCAGTCCACGTTCTTTTAGACACCAACAAGCCCTTACCATTGCCTCTGCGAGATGGGCATAGTCCCCATAGATTTTCACTTTAGAATTAGCACCTGGGGACGCCCCATACTCGTATGTGATGGATTTCAATGATCTGAGTAGTGACAGATCAGAAATGAGCTCAAGTTTACCTGTTTCCATCAACATTAGTGTGTTTGAGTATAAGTCTTCTTTGAAGATACCTTGTTTCTTTTCTTCTCCTTGGATTGCAATCCTTTTACTGGCATTATTGAGTCCCATAACTTTCCTGCCAAGCTTATCAATAAGTATGTCGGTAACAGCACCACCAACCCCAGCATCATCAATAAATATCTTATTAAAGTTCCAAATAGTATCAAAGGATTCAATTCTCCCAATAGTGTCAGTAGTTGAGATCCTGTTAGTTGTCTGGCATTTGATAATTTTAAGCTTGTCTTTGTACATTTCGCATATAACGAACGCATTCTCATCGCCTCCATATCGTGCTATATCTACCCCAAGGTAATATCTAGCTCCTTGGTTGTAGTCTTTATCCTTTTCCCAACTGATGAATGTCATACATTTCTTTATTAGGTCTGTTTGAAAGAATTGGTTCCATTCATCGCAAAACTCTCCTAAGTATTCTTGCCTGTATTGGGCTTTAGTCATCCTTGCTCTTTCTTTCTTTAAGAAATCTTTTGGGATTCTCCTGCAGTCTTCGCTGGATACATGAAATGATCTAAAGCTTTTGTCTGTAAAGCTGTCATAGAAGTAGCCTCCCTTGCCATAAGGGGTTGAGAGGAGGATAGTCCATCCAAAGCCTCTTATCTTTTGTGAGACTGCCAACATCGGAGTCACTGCCAGCCATACTGTTTCTGGAATGTAAGCCGCTTCGTCCGCTATTAGCAAGTCAATAGTAAATCCCCTAATAAAGTGTCCAGTACGTCCAGTGGGTAGAGAGTAGATTCTGCTGCCATTGTTTAGGATTATCTTTGTTAAAGTTGGCTTTTCGTCGTAAAGTTTGTCTCCTTGCATCTCTTTCATGTCTATGATGCCTCTAACCTTTTCGAATAGCAAGCTGGACTGTCTTTGGCTAGCTGCTATGATTAGAGTTGTTGTGCCAGGGTGTTCCAAGGCAAATTGGACTGCCTTGGCTGACACTACCTCTGACTTGCCTACTTGTCTACCTGTTCTCAGTGTTATGTTGCCTTCATGGTTTATGACTTCTTGCTGCCATTTGTCCCATTTCCATTCACTTTGTGGTGTTTTTGTCAAGTTTTTCTCGTTTTTTCTTTGCTTCTTCCTCTTCTTCTACTGTGGTCTTGCCTCCTAGTTCCTTTATCTTTGCCACAGCATTAGTATATAAAATTTTGGCGGTTGCTATCATAACATTTGCCTCTCTCTGGGCAGATATAGCTTGCCGTTCCATGTTCTTCCAATCTGCTAAATCTAGTTTTGCTAAATCTTTGTCTTTCATTTGTTTGTCCTCCTTTTCTAATAAAAATCTTTCAAGGCCTACCCACCCACCCCATCATGTTTAATCCAGATTCGTCAGCGAAGTTGGCGAGCGGAGCGAGCCAGTACCCCCCATGAGTGGGGGGTTGGGGGGTTGAGTATGTTGGATAGATCACCAAACGGAGATCATAAGTTGTCGTGCAAGACGCGAGCTTTCCGAGCTGAATTGTGCGAGACAGCACGACCGCGCTCTTAGAGTGCTGGACCCCTTTTTGGGGCGATTTATGATTGTAGTTGGTGATCGTCAGTCTAGGGCAGGCCTAACATCAGTGTGTCAATTGTCAGTTAGGTCTTTATCCGTAAGCATAAACCTCTTTTTCCCGTATGGTTTTATCCATTCTAGTTTCTTTAATGCCCTCCTGTTTGTGAGTTGTGTACGTCTGTCAACACCTATTTCCTTCATGATAGCTTTATCTAGCTCATTCCATGAAGGGTGTTGATTTGGATAATCTTTTCTTATACGCCACATGACACGCTCTAGTTTTTCAATTGTCATTTTTGATTTTTACCCATTTGCCTGTTTTCTTTGTCCAGTTAGGTCTATTTGCTCTTATTTCTTTATTAGTTCTTTTTCTGTGTGTTCTTTTTATCATGTTCTTAGCCTCTTTGTTAGTTCGTTGAGTATTGCTGTGTTTCTCACTGTTTGCCCTGTGAGTTTAGTGAGCATTGCCCTTTGTTCAGCCATCTTGGTTGATATATCTGTGCTAGCAGGGTGGTTTGCTAGCATATCGACCATTGTTTGTGCATTGAAGTTGATTTTGGTCTTGTGCTCTTGTCTCAAGCCTATTTGTTTTTGGTAGAGCTTAAATTGTGAGCATAGGCCATCAAGTGTGATGCAGTTGACACCATCCATTCGTATATTAGTATAGTCTTTATTGAACTCTATGGTTTTGATCTGTATGTCTTTCATAGACAACTCCAGATCAAAGAAGAGGTTGATATATCCATAGATCAATGTGATTGAAGAGACATTGATCGGATAGTCTGTACTTACTCTACAAGTACAAATGCCTTTATTGTTGATAATAAAGTTGAGATCTACTAGATCAAAGGACTTATTATATTGGATATTTTTCTGGGTTTCCACAGGAAATGTAAGTATCAAGTTGTGGAAGTTCCAGTCATGGAGAGTTCCATCGGAAATGAAGGGGGCGTCCCCCCTATTTACAACTTTGTACCAACCTCTAGTGACACTTTTGACATTTTCTAATTTTGGGAGAATTGATTTTATTGTGTTGACGTTTAGCGACGTAGCAGTTGCAATCATCTTTGGCGTAGCCCCTTCAGGGTGGGATGTTAGGTAGTTTGTTATTTGTTCTCTTTTTTGGAGAATACCCCTACTAGAAGTTTCAACTAATGGTTTATTTTTCATTTTTCTTCATTCCTTTTTTTCCAATGGAAACATTGAGTCAATATTTTCTATTGGCACTATTGTTGGAGTGCCGAATTTGTCTTTGCCTATCATGTGTGTTTGTGTTTGTTCTGTTATAGAAAGCGTTACGATTCTGCCTTTCTTTGTTTTAATTTTTACTGTTTCCATTTTCTTTTGATTTTTTCAGTTGTTTCTTTATCTCTTTCTTGATGTATTGGCTTATTTTTTCATGCCTTTTGTTGTTAATTCTTTTTAGTCCCATAGTAACCCCGTTGCATGTAATCTTATACTTTTGTTGTTGTGAGTTGTGATTTTGTAAATCATTGTTTTATCTGATGGTTGTCCGCTAATATCTGCTGTTCCTGTTAATATCTTTTTTGTTGAATCAAAATCCCCCTCGTCTGCTAAAGTAATTTGTGTGTAAGTTGTGCCATCATCTCTTGAGACGTAGGCTTTTAAGTCGGTGTTTAACGTTACTGCATCAACATCTTCTAGCAACACAACCAATTTACCCTCTGATGGAGTGGCTTCGGCTTCTGTATTTTCTGAAATCAAAGTCATATCTAGTGAGCCAGCAGGAACATGACCAGTAATCCAAGAAGGAGAACTGTAAAGTGTGCCAT